GGCGCAGCCGGTCCGGCCCCCACGGCGGTCCCCGCCACCAGCGCGTACTTCCTGAACACGAAGTACATCTTCTATCGCCCGCACGCGAGTCGGAACATGGTCCCCCTGTCCCCAGGCCAACGCTACAGCGTGAACCAGGACGCGGCTGTCCAAATTCTGGCCTGGGCCGGCAACCTGACGGCTTCGGGACTCCAGTTCCAAGGCCGGATGGACAACACCTGAGGAGTACGACATGACTACCGTAGTACACCAATCGACGACCGTGGTAAAGGCCGAGCCGGAACCCACTCCTTCGTCCCTCATCGAGCTTCGGGCGAAGTACCGCGCAGGCTTCATCGTCATGGGCGAACTCTTTGCTGCTTTGGATCGTTTCCTGGACGGTCCTCCGCACCCTGAGGCCACGCCTGTCTCCACGAAGGAGAAGGCGCATGACAAGTAAGGCCGCCAAGGGGGTCGAGGCGACCCCTCTCATGGATCCCGAAGTGGTATCCAAACTCGTATGGGACGCAAAGTACCTGTTTGAGCATGGGGCCTTCGGGCCCCTACAGCAAGCAGAGTTCTTCAGGGCCCTAGCTGCCGAGGTGGCGGCTCCTCCCCCGCCACCTGCTCCGGCCCCCGAGGGCATGTACACCGATAGCCCTGACCTGTTCGAGGCTACCGCATCTGTAGGAGACACGCCATGAGCCAGGGTAACGCTAGCGCGGCCATCGGCCTCGCTAACACCTTCAAGATCGCTACGATTGGACAATACGTCCAAGACATTACTCAACCTGTAGGCCCGGGGGCCGAGGGCGAGTACATCGGCGTTACGGGCCCATTCTACTGGGACCGTAATTGGCTGGGAGAGGATCCAGGCTTCCTGGTCCAATCCACCAGTGGCGCGGCTACGGGCAAGAACGCTCAGTGGGTAACCACTGGGGCGGCTTCGCTCACGATCCCGGGCAATCAGATTCTAGTCTCAACGGGTGGAACTGTCACCGCTGGGGCCGGAACCGTGAAGACCTACTTGCCCGCTGCTGCGGTTCTCCCCGCAGGTTCTTGGTTCTGGGCATTCGACGTATAATGCTGAACCATCAGCTCATCAAGGTCGATTCCGTGGGCCGTCTGAAGGCTACCTTCAGCGCGCCCACGGACTTCAACGGAGGCACGCCCACACGTGACGGGCGGCTCTGTGTACTTGAAGAGGATGGTGTCTACTTCGTCAACGGCCTGGGCTACGGCCTTGAAGGTCGCGTTACGCTAGAGCAGGCGGTCAATCCGCCCTCCGAGAACCCATTTGTGAACCCTAAAGGCAGGCTACGGGCGGCGACGGATTCCACCCCCGCGTTCTGGCTTTATGGCTTACCCTTCTCCGCAGACGGTCAGCTGTGCGTTACCTTCGGGGACACGCCGCCTCCGGTGGATACCCGCGCCTACAGTAGCGCATACTCTACAGCTTACGACTGAGGTCTACTATGCCGCGCAAACCCGTTGTCGACCTTCTCGCCGAAACCCACAACAGCATCTACGACAACGAGGTAGGCGGTATCACCGCTGAGAACCTTCGCAATCTCCTCCTCGACATCATAGACACCTTTGCCCCCGGCTACGGCATCGTGTCCATCGACACCTTGAGCCTCGTCGCCCTCGGCATTACCCCACAGGTGATTACCTATGACACCACTCTGGCTTCAACGCCTGAATATGTTGCTGAGCCTACAATGGGCACGGTTCAAAGACTGGCTCAGTCATTGCCTTCGACGGTGAACCGTATCTCATTCTATGCTGACGTGTCCGCGCCTACGGGCGACGAGGTGGTGTTCTCCCTGTTCCGGGACGGCATCGACATCCCTGGTGGCGGTACGGTCAGCGGTCAAGGTTTAGGTAACGTGGTCCAAGCGGCGTTCAGCATAGCCACTACGGCTGAGGACAGCTTGGATCACACTTACGATGTTCGCGCCTCCAAGGTCACGGGCGGCGCAGACAATGTTGAACTGGCTAATGTCCGGTTCATTCTCGAATCCGTGCCGACGCTCGGCATCTAACCCAGGAACAGAAATGTCCACCGATACAATTGATTATGCGATGAATTTTGAAGACAACCAGCAGTCCGAAGCGGACAAGAAGCTGCTGGTTATCTTCTACAAGGATGTGGTCAAGAATGAACTCAAGTCCATTGACGCCGGTCGCCCCATCTTCGATGAGATCGACCTTGTCAAGATCATCACGCCGGGATCGCGGGACTCCTTCGTGGGCGACGCTACCGAGCAATACCAGCAGCGCTTCCCCATGCAGTGGTCCCGCTACAAGGCGGGGAAGTCTCAAGAGCTTTCCGGCACCCCGTTGAACCAGTTGCCCTGGCTCGGTATGGCCCAAATTGCCGAGTTCAATTCGGTCGGCTGCCATACCGTCGAGCAGCTGGTCGGTATGTCCGACTCAATCTCGCAGAAGTTCATGGGCCACCACGCTATCAAGCAACGCGCCGCAGCCTATCTGGAAGCGGCCCGGATGGAAGCTCCGCTCCTCAAGATGGAGGCGGAACTCAAGAAGCGCGACGAGGAGATTGGCGAGCTTCGGGACATGGTCAACGCTATGCAAGCCGCTCGGAAGCAGGAGCAGGCTGAGAAGGCTTCTCAGGTACCCAAACCCAAGGGGTAGGACATGGCCGATTACTGGACCGCTGTAGATACTCTAAAGCAACTGGCCGGCGAGCTTGGATTGCCCCGGCCCGCCACGATTGTGGGTATAGATGACATACAGTCAGTCCAGTTACTCTCCTTGCTGAACTCGGCGGGGAACGAACTGCTCATGTTCTATCCCTGGGCTCAGTTCAGCAAGGAATGGGTATGGCAGACGGTACCGGGGCAGGAGGACTACCCCCTACCGGATGACTGGTCCTACTTCCACGATCAGACGCAGTGGGACCGCACGGATCGCTGGCCCCTATTGGGCCCAAAGTCTCCGCAGGAATGGGCTTGGCTGAAGGGGTCGCTGGTCGCCGCACTCCCACGCCAACGCTTCCGCGTGGTTGACGGTAATTTCAAGTTGTGGCCAGTGCCCGGGTCTACTAATATGACCATGGCTATGGAGTACGTCACCAAGAAGTGGGTACAGTCCGGCCAGTCGTTCACGGACATGATCACGCAGGACGCTGACGTTATACGGTATAACCCCTGGTTGATGATCAAGTTCGTCAAGCTGAAGTTCTACGAGCTCAAGGGATTCCCTACGGCGGGACCTCAGGGCGATTTCATACGGGTATTCAACTCCCTCACCGGCAAGGATACCGGGGCCAAGATTCTCTCCATGAGTCCTCGTCCTACCAGCCAATACCTCGGTCCCTGGTCAGTACCTGACGGGTCGTGGAACGTATTCAACAGGTGATATGTTCCTACCCGCCGCCATTCCCGGAGTTAACAAGCCCGCTACCGTTGCGGCCCCTACGGGGGGCCTCAACGCTAAGGACTCGCTTGTAGCCATGCCGGAGAGTGACGCGCTCATAATGCAGAATTGGTGGCCCCAGCCCTACGGATGTACCGTTCGTAAGGGGTACCAAGAGTGGGCTACGGGTATGCCCTCCGATGTGGGGACCATAGCTGCTTGGGCATCAAATACCGGAGCCCAGAAGTTGTTCGCTTGGTCGGGTAGCGCAGTGTATGACGCCACCTCTCCCGGTCCCGTTGGGGCCGCTATGATAACCGGATTGACTAACTCCGTTTGGGAGTGGGTCAATATGAGTAATTCCGCCGGTAGTCATCTTATAGCTCTGAACGGTATAGATGACGGTATCCTTTACAATGCAACTGGAGGGGCCCGGATCATACCCGGCGACGGCGTTGTAGCCAATACCTGGGCGGGGGTTAGCCCCAAGAACGCTGTGTGCCCCACGGTACACCAACATAGGCTTTGGGTGATAGAGAAGAACACCGCTAACGGTTGGTTCCTTCCCACTAACGCCATCTACGGCACCTTTCAGAAGTATGACTTTGGTCCGTTGCTCTCGCGTGGGGGCTTTCTCCAGTTCCTCTCCACCTGGACACTAGACGACGGATCGGGTGCAACGGACCACCTCATAGCCGTGTCGTCCCGGGGCGAGGCGGTGGTGTACGAAGGTATTGACCCGACTGATCCTTCAAATTGGAAGCTAACCGGTGTGTACTACATTGGGGCTCCTGTCTCGGGTCGCAGAGCCTTTTGTAAGGCAGGCGGGGACCAGTTCATCCTTACCCAACAGGGCGTAGTCTCTATGAGTACGATCCTGACGTCTACCAAGGTCAACGAGAAAGACCGCAACATTACTACGGACAAGATTCAATTCTTGATTTCCGACTTGGTCTCTAGCTACAGCCAGACGTTCGGCTGGGACCTCAAGTACTACCCCAAGGACAATCTATTCATTCTGAATGTACCCTCCGTCACTGTAGGGGGCAACATACAGCTAGCGGCGAACCAAATCACCGGGGCTTGGACTCAATTTACGGGTATGGACGCGGCTTGTTGGGGTTTCTTGGGCTCTACCGCCAT